CTGTGTAATTACTACCGGAGTAATGAGATGCGCTTCCTAGGGAAGCCATCCATGCTCTTATATCAAAGCCTTTTGATGCTTCCATTATTATAGGTTTCTGATGGTACCAAGCGTTATCATCTTCGCTGCCGCCATCATAAGCGGTCCACGGAAAATACAACAAAGCCCAGGTTCCTGCTGGAACAAGGCTGCCCTCGAATCCAGCTCCACCCATAAAGTGCCTACTGCCCTCACCTTTTGTCCATGAGATTATGCTTGAGATTTCTAGCATTGGCCCCATGCGTGATTTTATATCATTGGATAACTTTTCCATTGTTACGCTTAGGCTAGCATCGTAAACTTCATCATTGTCATTTTCTTTTGAAATCACAAATAAGTCATCATCTTTCAAGTTTGTTGCTGAAGGTAAGTTGCTGATCTTTGTTCCTTGGGGGTCACCTGAGTTTCCAGGGCAATCTGTAACTTCTGCTATGCCTATGGCGATTATATCGGCGTATACTGGGTTAAAATTTGCAGTTATTGATTGGGCAAAAATAGTAACGCTCGTAGCGTTCCAGCTAGTAGTCTGCATTGTTTCGTGAGTATTGAAGGCTGCACTAGGGAAGCGTGTAGACGCAACAACCTTAAACGGTTTTGAAGCAAACGGTATCGGGAAATTTACCACCTGTGATGATTCTGTAATAAAAGCAGGGCTACTCGTCCATTGAATGGTTAATCCATTGCGAAACATTTGATAGCCCGAATCTTCTGAAAGTATTTTGCATAAATCGCCGGCACCAGGCACAACAGTATCCTTTGCCATGTACCCAATAACTCTAAATTGTCTAATCGTTGCATTGCCACTATCTCTGAAGTGGAAATATTCAAACGAACCATCTATTGAACATTCAATAAATGCTTGCTCACTTGTAACAGTCCTCGTTGCACTTGTTCCTCCGTGGTGAATTATCGTTACTTCTGCGGATCCATCTGCAGCTCTTGTTTTTAATGTCTGGCTAGAATTGCCACCTATATCACCGTCATGGGTTGAAGCTACAACAACGAGGGTTGTTGCTCCTGAGTTGGCCCAGTCGCCTTGCCCTGCGACTGACGTCCAAGCCATTGATGTATAAGGCTCTTCAATTTCATACGGTGTTTTAAAGAAAACGATGCTCATCTTATTTACCCTCCAATTCTTTAACCAGCACTTTATGCACTTCCTTTAATTTACCTTCTTTCATATAGTCAGAAGGAGTATTTCCATCCAGATCTTCATTTTCAGCTTTAAGCCACTGAGTGGCTGCATAAAAAGGCATTTTCTTCGCAAGAAGCTCCAGAATATCGTATTTAGAAATATTTGACATATATAATATATTATACACTAAAGTCTGTGTAATATTTAGTATTAATCAATAACCCTTAAATAAATGCCAAGAAAAAAAGCGCCAAAAGATATTGACCCAGAGTTTGACATAAACCCATTCAAGACCAAAATAGTAATAAAAGGCAAAAACCTAAGCGACAAGCAAAAAGTTTTCCTTGATTTATCTATGGACGAGAATACCAAGATGATATTTGTTTCTGGCCCAGCTGGAGCAACCAAAACATACATGGCTGTATTTTCAGCGCTAAGACATTTGCAAAAAAACGAAGAACTGGACTTACTATATGTTCGTACAGCAATCGAAAGTGCAGATAAAGGGCTTGGAGCACTACCAGGCTCACTAGAAGAGAAGATTAACCCCTACATGGCTCCACTAGAGGACAAGCTCGAAGAGATGCTTCCAAAAGGTTCTGGCATAAAGAGTGAACTTTTAAAATACGGAAGAATACAAGCCATGCCAATCAACTTCCTTAGGGGAGCAAGTTGGTTTAATAAAGTTGTAGTAGCAGATGAGTCTCAAAATTTCTCGTTCAGGGAGCTCGTTACAATGACAACTAGAATAGGAGAAAACACAAAGCTCTTTGTGTGCGGCGATATGATGCAAAGCGACATCGGCAGCAGAAGTGGATTCTCAGATATGTTCAACTTATTCAACGACCCAGTAAGTAAAGAAAAAGGTATACATTGCTTTAAGTTTAATGAGAATGACATATTTAGAAGTGAAATATTGAAATATATAATCACTAAATTAAAAACATACAAAAAGTAGTGTAACCAAGAGTATGGATGGGATTTATATTATAGTATCTGCGGTAATCGGCGCGTCAGCAACAATAGCTAGCGTACTAATTTCAAGAAAAAAAGCAAAAGATATAGCAAAAAGAAAAGACCCAATATTGAGCGAAACTCAGAACAACGAAAACATTTATACTGCTCTAGATTACTTGATGAACCAAATGGGTGCTGACCGCGCTTATATTATGCAGTTTCATAATGGCAGTTATTATGTTTCCGGGAGAAGCCAGCAGAAGTTTAGCTGCACCCATGAAATGGTTCTTCCTGGAATAAGCAGGGAGCATGAACATTCAAGAAACCATATTGTTTCAAATTTTCACGATTATATTAACAAATTAACTGGCGAAGGATCGTTCGCTTACTCGGATATTAAATCTGCTCCGGATCACGCTTTTGCGATGATGGCTCAAGACAAAGGAGTCAGAAGTATTTATAATGTTCCAATAAAGACTTTAAACGATACCGTTATTGGCATATTGGGGGTAGACTATGTAAAAGGCTACGTAGACGAATGCGCCATGGACTCTTGCGCTTCTAGTGGAGATAAATGTTTTGATAAAACAACCAACGAGTTTATGCGCAGGCAGGCAAGGATAATTGCCGGGTATTTAATATAAATTATTAGATATAATGCATTTGCTTGTTTATAATACAAGTATTATGCAAACAATATTTTGTACAGAATGCGGAGCAAAAAACGAGTACTCTGGCGCTAAGCCAAAGTTTTGTTCTTCCTGCGGAACTCCTATGGAGAAAACTGCATCAAGCGGCGTCAAGCCACAAGCGGACAAGAAGCCTGTTGCTCGCAAGAGCGCCGGAAGCTTCAAGGAGCAAATGGAAGCCAGGAAGCAATCTAGAGGTTCCCTATCAGAGGACGAAACGGACATAGATCATGTTCCAAATATATCATCACTGAGCTACGAGATAACTAAATCGGGCAATACAATTCATAACTTTAAAGATATTATTGATGCCGCCCAAAAAGAAGACACCAGCAACTAAGCCTACAAAAGACGCTGAACTCAAGGAGCCCGTAGTTAAGGCAAAGTACGAAGACCTTAATGATGTAATAGATAAAGAACTGATCAAAAGAAAGAGGAATTGGTTTTTAAGCTCAGTAGCATGGATAGACTTTGACGACGTATCGCAAATTATACGGGCACATATTGCAAAAAAATGGGATCAATGGGATCAGTCACGCCCAATAAAGCCATGGCTCAATAAAATTATTGCAAACCAGATGAAGAACATTCTTCGCAACCATTACAGTAATTACGCCCGCCCATGCTTAAACTGTCCCTTCAACAATGATGCAGATATGCAACTATGCAGCTTCACTAAATCCGGACAACAAGACAGAACATGCCCGCTATACAAAAAATGGGACAAAACAAAAAAGCACGCATACAATGTAAAAATCACTTTATCTCTAGATAGTCACATTCATGAGATTGATGGAAACGTAGATAATCATCTTGACATGGATATAAATTCAGCTTCCGAGAAATTAATCAAAGAACTTAAAGATTGTCTAAATGAAAGGCAGTTCAAGGCCTTCCACTTGCTCTACATACAGAACTTGACAGATCAAGAAGTTGCAGACCAAATGGGCTTCAAGAGCTCAGAGTCTGGAAGAAAAGCGGGATACAAACAAATTAAAAATTTGAAGAAAACCTTAAAAGACAAAGCCGTTAAAATACTAAAAAAGAAAGGTATAGCATTTCTAGGAGATGAAAATAACATTATCTAAAGAACAAAAACAATATATTAGGGATAATTTTAAAAAAACTCCTAATTTACTAGATTTAACAAAAGCTGTATTTCAAAACGAAGACCTTGATGGTCGAAGCAAAGAAGGTCGAGCTGTAAAGAAGTTTCTTGCAGAGCAGAGCATGGATTACAAGACTAGCGCATGGGACAAGGTCGAGGATATTGAATTAACTGACCATCAGATTGAGTTTGCCAAGCAGCAAGCCAAGAACGGTCTTAGCGCTTTTCAGATAGCAGAGATGATTTGGCCTGAAATGTCCGTCAAGAGATTCTCGAAGCAACATGTAGCTGTATTAGACTTCCTTAGAGAGTATGAACCAGCTTACGTCCATGATAGTGAGAGTGCAGTTAATAGGGTTTATGCCCCACCCAAGCTTTTGTCTACTGGACTTAATAAAGTTAACGAATTTTGCTTTGCGGACCTAAGGGAAGATAAACTCACTCATGATGATACAAACTGCATTGAATCCTTAATAAAAAGTCTTTCGGCGCCAAGATTCATACAAGTTATAAGTAACTACAGCAACATGAAAGATAGAGAGTTGTTCGAGGCAGAGTTTATAAGAGCAACATGGGACAAACCAGATTTAACAAGTGATGAAATAAATTTATATATTAATGTTTGTGTTGATTATATTAATTTAAAAAATATATCATCTCACATTGAAAAGCTAAATACAATGTTTAATGAAGTTGAAGACCAACAAGACATGACAGTAAGATTAGCGGAAGTATTAAAATCTAAAACAGATGAATACGATAAATGTGAAAAAAGAATGGAATCATTAATTAAAAAATTAAATGGTGACCGGTCAGAGAGATTGAAGAATAGAAGCAAGGAAAACGCTACTATAATCTCGCTGGTAAAGAACTTTCAGGTTGAGGACGAACGACGTCGAATGGTGGAATTAGCAGAGATGCAAAAAAAATTAGTTGACGAAGAGGTAACTCGACTTGATAATATGGATAGCTGGAAGGCAAGAATACTAGGAATCTCTAAACACGATGCAACATGAAAAAAATTGAATTATTAATTGGCGACTATGAATACTCCAAGATCCAAGAGATCTTTGAAAAAGAGGCTGACTTCAAGCCTGTGAATGAATTTGACCAGGTTATAGTGAGCGCCTTGT